GAGCAGCGTCTATGCTCAAGAAAGGCGCTCGCGTCTATGTCGAGGGTCAGCTCAAGAGCTTCAAGTCAAAGGACGATCACACTCTATGGGAGGTGAGAGCCACTACATGGAGAGCGCTCGACCGAGAGCCTGACCAGCTCCTGCCACCTGAACCACCCTACAATCAACAACCCTTCAGCCCCTCACCATGGGGCAACGGCTTTCACAACAAGTAAGCCCCTTTTATTAATGCGCCCCTTATGGGGAAATGAGAGAGAGACATGTTCATAAATATAAAGATAAGAGTGCCTGCACCATCATCACCATGTGAGCCTCGATTCGTGATAGTTAATACAGATCACATCGTCGCTATTGCTTATGGAACTATGACGTTATCAACACCGATTAAAACTATGCATCTTGATCGGTTTGAAGATCAGCCATTTAATGAGCTAGAGCTGTGGGATGGCGAGCAAAAGAGAATAGCTGAAGTTTTAAGCGAATCAAGTGTTGGCTATTGTGGGTCTGAAAGCAGAAGCCCAAGAAGTGGGTTTCTTCGCGTATATCATACTAATGATGCTTGTTAGGAGATGGCTAAAAAATGACACAGATGACACAAACAACGCGCGCGCGCGAAGATGACCCAACACTCTTGGCGCTAGAAGAGATCCTAGTCATTAGACTAGAGCAAGACCTTGACCTCAATGACCCTGAGGACTTCGACGTGTATAGTAAAAGCAAAGACTTACTAGAGCATGTTAGAGAGACGTTAGATCATGTCAGAAAAGAAATCAGTAGTTCAGAAGCTATCGAAGTCGAAGAAGAAGCGTAAGCAAGAAGCTCTGCTAGACAACCTCAGGACAGGCATGAGCATTCAGGCCGCTTGCTCTCTAGCCGGTATCGGTCGAAAGACCTACTACAGATGGTTAGAGGAGAGCGGCGCTGATGGCCAATGGACTGAGGAAGTTGAGGCGGCTAACCGCTTTGCCGAGGCTGTGCAGCTGCAACGGCTCAAAGACAATGTTGAGGCCAAGCAGGACTGGCGCGGTAATGCTTGGCTACTTGAACGGCGCTTCCCTGAGGAGTACGGCGCTAAGCGAGAGGTAGAGCTCAACGTCAACGAGTCGAGCAACAAGGGAGATGAGATGATCATGGAGATGATCAGGCAAATATCAAAGCCATATGAGGAGAGCACAGATGAAGAAGGTTAGAGTTAAACTTAAGCGAGCTTGGACGGCTTACCCCTCTCACGCTCAGGTCACCTATCAGGTACAAGGTGAGTGTGAGGTGATCGCTCATGAAGATGGGGGGGATGGTTGGGACATTATCCGCTATGACATATGTGATATTGAGGAGGGCGCTGAAGTGATCGTCACTGAGATCTTCCGCGACAAGACGCGATGTGTGACGCGATGGGAGGTCACTCAGTATGGCCTGAGCGCTCGTGACTAGTCTGACCCTTAACGAGCTCCAACATGGAATCATCTCTCGTATCGCCAAGAGAGAGAGGGTGATTGCTGCTCGTTGTGGTTGGGGATCAGGGAAGACCTCGGCGCTTGTCTTCAGTCTGCTCTTCGTAAGTCGGTTTCGACCTGGCACGAGCTCACTGTTGGTCACTGACACTAACCCGAGATATAACAGTGTGCTTATGCCTGAGATGGAGAAGTGGCTGAGCCCACTAGGTTGGACGTACAACCACACTCTCAGACAATGGACAGCGCCCAACGGTTCGACAGTATGGTGTCGCTCATATTATCGACCAGGGACGAGGGACGCGACACACAACCCACTAGAGGGTCTGAATGTGACCTCGGGAATCTGCCTGATTGATGAGTGCCAAACACTGAGCGCTGAGGTGGCCCATAAAGCCATGGGTCGATTGAGAGCAGGACCGAGCCCTATCATGATCCTCGTTGGTCTGCCGGTGAGTGGCGCGTGGTGGTGCAACCTCGCAGAAGAGGCCAATTGTCAACCTCTCCTTTACACCTCATATGTTAACTCAGCCAACCTAAGTGAAGAGTGGTTTGAAGCGACCAAGTTGCTTCCACAAGCCGAGCGTGAAGCCATGGTGATGAACAAACCACGGCCACCATCAGGGCTTATCTACTCCGAGTTCGACGAATCCAAGCATGTCATCGATGGGTGGAAGTATCGGCCTGAGTTGTCTAGTCGCATCGCCATTGACTGGGGATTCAGGAAACCATCAGTGTTGATCATCGCTCATGATGACAAGCTCGGCGCTGATGTGATCTGTGCTGAGATCAACCCTCAGGAGGTCACCACTCAAGAGCTCGCTGATCTCATTCTATCTATAGCTTGGCCACGCTCGCTGAGGAGCTCCGCGCCGAGTGATCGAATCTGGCTAGATAATGGAGTCGCTGACAAAGCGGGGCGCGCTCGCAATGATCAGACGGGGCGCTCAGCATTCCGGGCGATGCGAGGTAACCCACCTCATGGCCTCGGCCTACCTCTGCGATCAAACACTGACCCCATCAGAACAGATGTGCTCAATGGGATTCAGCGACTCAAGCGAGCGTTTGCCCGTGGTCAGTATCTCATCACTCGTGAGGTGTGGGACCGTGGAGAGCGCGCCATAGGGAACAGCATCAGGAAAGCCCTCATGAGCTATGGATGGGACAATAAAGAGCAACCTAAGAAAGATGGTAGAGAAGACCCACTAGATGCACTAAGGTATGATTGCATTACGTGGAACTGGTCAGACACCCTAGTTGATCAGCGCAACTATACACCCCGCTCACCTGCTCAGAGTCGGAAGGTCAGAGTAGGAGGGGCCAAGAGGAGGAGCTTTTAATGAAGGTCTATGATGATGATATCGGTGAGGTGCTATACGTCTCACACATGGGGAGTGATTCAACACCGGCACACTCTGCGAGGGTGAGCCTTTATCAACTCAGTTCATCGTCTCGGCTTCAGATGACCGACCGAGATGCCAAGCTGATTCAGTACCTAGCCGACCACCACCATACTTCACCCTTTGAACATTGCGCGTTGACGGTTCAGATTAAGTGTCCTCTGTTTGTTCGATCCCAGATCATGCGTCATCGGACCTTCTCCTATAATGAGGTCAGTCGCCGTTACACCTCAGATTACATTGAGTTCTGGAGACCTCAGCAGCTGCGGAAGCAACACGATAAGCGCTTGCAGTGCTCGACCAATGAGAGCATCGAATATCAAGAGAGATGGCTCGAGCTATGGGACCAACACCACCGGAACTGCTTAGACTTATACAACGCTCAGATTGAGCAGGGTATGGCCAGAGAGCAAGCGCGCGCGGTGCTACCTCAGAGTCTTTATACTCAGTTCTGGATGAGCGGGAATCTCAACAACTGGGCGAAGTTCCTAAAGCTGAGGCTCGACCCTCACAGCCAACCTGAGACTAAGGTGATCGCTGATGCGATCAGGTATATACTTCACAAGCATTTTCCAATATCTAGCGCCGCTCTCCTCGGTGATCTCGCCTATGTCAAGGAGCATTGAATGGATTACTTCGATGAGGACACAGACACCATCTGTGCAGAGTGTGGACTTGTCCAATGCCAGTGTGAGCACTACAGACATGATTGTGATCAGTCTAGTTGCGACTGTGGGGCTCATTGCGTTTGCTGTGTGCATGGTCTCTGTACTTGCGACGACGAAGACGAATGAGCAATGCAACCACGAATCAAAGAGCGATACCTAGCTATAGTATTGCTCGACCTCATAGGCTCAACTGCTTTCGTTCAGAAGGTCGGCGCGGTTAAAGCTGCCGAGTGGTTGCAATATCATGACCGCTTGACTCGCTCTCTCATGTATCGCTTCAACGGTCGTGAGATCGATAGGTCGGATGGTTTCCTAGTCAGCTTTGAAGAACCTATCAACGCGGTGAACTTCGCGCTTCACTACCAAAAGACCATACCTTTAAGGACTCGCCTTAACACTCGCATAGGCGTTCATTATGGTAAAGTTGCAGAGGTAACTCAACATGAGCTTGATGTGATGGTGGGTGCAAAGCCCGTTGAGTTGGAAGGCATCGCCAAGAATATTGCGGCGCGAACCATGAGCGTCTGTAAAGCCGGTCAAGTCCTGCTCACTGAAGAAGCCTTCCAGATGATCAAGGGCAGAACTAACAGCTTCACACCCAAGGGGACTAGGTATGTGATGGTCGGCCTCTATAAGTTCAAGGGCGTTGGAGCTCCTCAAGTGATATATGCAGTAGGCTCATCAATCGAGTCTCTCCAACCTCCACCATCGAGTGAGAAGGTCAAGCGACTAGGAGGACCAAAGAAGGTGAAGTCACGCGCTAGAGATCGCAAGCTTAAAGAGTGGGTGTGGTGGGTCCTGCCACGTTGGGCTTTCAT